AGATCTCCTACAAGGGGTCAGTATGCTCCTGTAATAGGTATTTTTAAAAGACAGAGAGATGCAGGTGAACCCCTTACAATTGTGGGTGATGGGTCACAGAAGAGGGACTTTGTTCATGTAGAGGATGTAGCAAGAGCAAATTATCTTGCATCTATTATGCCACTTCAGAGATGGGGTCATGATTATACTGGTGATGTCTTTAATGTAGGTAGTGGTAAAAACTATTCTATTCAACAGATTGCTGATTGTATTTCGAATGATCAAGTTTATATTCCTAAGAGGGATGGTGAAATGGAAACTACTCTTGCTGATATAAGTAAGATAGGTTCTGTGATTGGATGGCAACCTGAAATTGATGTGTTGGAGTGGGTAAATGGACAAAAATAAATCAGCATATAAACTCAAGAACTTTGGTCCAGTATATTATCTTAATCTTGATGATCAACCAGAAAGAAAGATTTATATGGAAGCTCAGTTTAAGTACTGGGAGATAGAAAACTATACACGTATCTCTGCTTATGATGGTAGAGATGATGATTTAAGTGATATTCTTAAAGGAAGATATCCTGATATGATGTCTGGTAGTGAGATTGGATGTACCACATCTCATCTAAAAGCAATTAAGCATTGGTTAGCAAACTCTGATAGTCCTTATGCTATCATTATGGAGGATGATTGTAGTTTAGATTTAGCTAGATATTGGAACTTTACTTGGAGCGATTTTATAGCAAAGGTTCCTTATGATTGGGATTTAGTTCAGGTTGCTATAATTTGTACTGGAGATATTAATATCAAAATTCATAAGAGATTTGTAAATGAATTTTCTACTGCTTGTTACGTAATAACACGCCATCATGCAGAGAAAATGGTGAGGTTACACTGTAGAGGAGAGAAATATAAGTTGGACAATGGCGTAAGACCACGACCTGTTGCTGATGATTTACTCTATAATTCTGGTAATAGTTATGCAATTCCCTTGTTATTATATAAAGTGGAATTAGGTTCTGCTATTCATCCAGAGCATATGCCAGTCTTCCAAGAACCCAATTACAAGGCTCAAATGCACTTCTGGCAGCAGCAAGGGTTCCAGATGAGTATAGATGAACTAATGGACTTTGATCCATATCTGGGAAGGTTATCAGAACCTAGTGGTGCAAAAACATAACTGTCACTTATCCTATTGACCTCTTATATACCTTATGTTAATATACTTATACAACTGGCACACTGTGACAGTTCCTTATAAATAATATCATACAAAGGACTCGAAAGAATCGTAACCCTATGTAGATGTTAAAAGTTTCCCATGTCGGGGAAGCTATCATCCGCAGGGTTATTTTTTATGCCCATGCGAGATACTAATAAACAAACATGTCTATTAAATCAACAATCGCTGCAGTAGCAGCATCTCCATTCCTCTTCGCTGGTGCAGCTTTTGCTGGTCCATATGTGAATGTAGAAGCAAATGGTTCATATCCTGATGGAGATTACACTTCTGGTAATCTAGAACTTCAAGTTGGATACGAAGGTTCAACACCTGGTGGTCTTGATTGGTACGCTTCTGTAGGACCAACTGTTCCTCACACAGAAACTGCTGATGATTTCGGTGATGTAGAAATCGCTGGTTACCTTGGTGGTTCTTATGGAATCTCTGAAAATCTTAGTGCTTATGCTGAGATCTATGGTCAGACAACTCCTTCTGATGACAACGACTTCTCTGGTAAAGTCGGAGCTAAGTTCAGTTTCTAAATGAAAATCAAGCCTCTTAAACATTGTAGGTTATCCCAGATGAAATTCTTCTACTGGGATCCTAAAGATGATCCAAGAGAGCCTGAATACTGGAAAGACTCACCTTCGGGTGGGTCTTTTTTATTCTATAATACGTGTATTTTCAGTTCCTATTAGTTTTGGATTTATATATTGTGTATTTCTATCATATCTCATAACTCTTCTAAAGTCGTTCAAGAATTGTTGTAGATATCCTTCTTTTAAAACTTTTATTTTTCTTTTCTCTTCATTTAACTTAACTTCGTAGATATAGTTAGAAACTCCAATTCCTATATCAGATACATCCAATTCGACTTTATCTACAGAGGTTGTACTACCATTATCTCTTACTACACTCCAAGTACCACCATTCAATTTTGTGTCTGGACCATCAATTTTGAATTCAGAGTCAACATTTAAACCAGCAGGTAAGACAGTTCTTCCTTTATCATCTTTTACTTCAAGAGTTTCATAGTGATGTAAAGCGTTTAAACCAGTAAGACCCCATTTATTTTCAGCATATTCATATAGCTGTTTATTTGTTAATGGCCATTGTTCTTTTATGTTTGTTATTTCTGCTATTATAATCACAACATAATCCAATTCTGGATCTCCATATAATTTTTCTGCTATTATATCTGGTCGATCATTATCTTCAATAATAAACTTATTAAACACTGTAATATTATTTCTCAACCAATCAAGAGTTTTAGCACTTCTAAAAAGATTTTTTGCTAAGATATACTCATTAGAAGAAATTCTATTGTTTAACGGTGTTTGATAAGCAACGTTTGGTAACTCTCTAAAAAATCCCATTAGTATCCTACTCCTGGTCCTGCTTCTTGTTCATCATAATCTTCTTGATAGATTGGATTAATTTCTTTAAATACCATTCTCAATTTGATTTGAACAGGTGTTCCATCGTTATATGTAGAATAAACTCCTGCTCCTGTATAATTTGTAGTTAATTGTGTCAACGCACATGGTTTAAATGCGTTTAGATATGGATGATCTTTACCTTGATGTAGATATCTAAGTAAGAAAATATCTGGTGCACTGAGGAATAACTTTCCACTACTCCCTTCATTTCCTGAAGCTCCTTGTCTAGCTGACATTGATTTTTTAAAACTTCTTATAATATCTTTAACAACCTTTGCTTCTTCTGGACTTCTTGGTGTAAATGTCATATCAAATGGGAAAGTTCTTAAGGCAACTCCTTCAAATAATAATTCAGTATTTGAGTTTAACACTTGACCAGTTGATCTTGATAAAACAGATCTAGCACTTACATTTGATCCTAGAGCATTTAATGCTAGTCCAGATATTGATGCTGTAAAGTTCTTTCTTAGATCAGGATTTAAACCAGGAATATTAATATTACCCATCAATGCTTCAGAAGCAACTCTTCTAGTTTCTTCAGCATTTTCACCTCCTACAACAGCAGCACCAATTCCCAATCCTGCCATTTCAAAGAAATTCATTGTATCAGCACCCCATTGACAAGCACTGGTATCATTTATATTTGCTGGTATTGGTAGATGTACATAATATTTTATTGCTTCTTTAAAACTTGAATCACTAGCAAACCCTTTATTTAATCGGGTTGTCATGTCATTATTATTAACAATGAGATCAGATTTACCAATTGCTTTTGGATCTGTAAGATCAGTGTCAGTATAGGCTTGATCTGGATCTGCTAAAGGACCTTGAAATGATTTTAATTTAACTCCTAATCCTGCTCCTCCTTTAGGTGGAACATATTCGATTGCTTTTATGAATAGACTATCTTCACTATCTCTAAGATCTCTTCCCAATGGATAAGCAAAAACTTTTCCTGCTCCTTTTGATAATGAACGAGAATTGCCACCTAAACCTTTATCAAGTTTAACTTTTTTATTATCACCTTTCGTATCGTTTGTTTCTGTTTGAACAAATTCAGGCTTACCTGATTTATTTGTAGTTAGCTTTAATTCACCTGATCTAAGACCGTCAAGATTTTTAGTGGTATATGGACCACTATCTTTACTATCAAATAACTTCCCACCTAACATTTATCGACCTATTTTTTCCGATTATCAACTATTTAGCCTAAATCTGGCAAAAGGAATAGTTCTTAATGATCTTAATTCTAGATCACTTACCTTATATAATCCACCTGCTATTTCATTCCATGTATAATTTCTAACTTCACCCCAATGATAGTTTAATCCTCGAAAACCCCATTCAAATACAGCAATTACAGCAACTAATGGATGTTGATCGTATTGAATGAGTGGTGTTTTTGGATTATAGATGAATACGTAATAGTTTCCTACTTGAGGAACCTTACTACCTTCAGTTAATACATCTAATATATCTAATGCTAAATCTTCTGGATCTTCTGTCCCTATTAGGTCTCTTAATACAGGAGCAAGTCTATTTCCTTCTCTTACATTAATTTGATATTTTACATCTTCATAAGAATCACCACCAGTTCTTCTTTTAGCTCTTCTTGCCATAATTTATACCTAATTCTTTTTCCGTGATGACTTTAAATTCCAATTGTCTATCAGCACACCATTCTCTTGCTTCTGTCCACTTTGCTTGATTTCTAGCATATTCAAATGCTTCACGGATATAACCTGGAGTTTGACGTTTTGGTTTTTTAGGTGGACTGCATTGTTTTAGTGGTTTTACTTCAATAACATATTTTTTAATTTTTCCATCATTTTGTCTTTGCTTCATATAGAAATCTGGAAAATATCGGTGTGGTTTTCCATCAGGACCACGATAAGGTATAATAATTTCTTCACTTGACCATTCTAAAACATTAGCATTCTTATCACACCAACTCATGAATTTGTGTTCCCATAATGATCTGAAAGTTACATTTGTAGGATCACCCTTATACTTTCTTGGATGAGATGGTCGATATTTTCCTTTATAAGCCATCTAAATAGATATGATATAATAAAACTATTTAGAGTGCCAGCTCCATTTCCAAAGAAAATATCGCAGATATTACCGACCTTTCAAAATGTCGCACAAACATCCAATTATTTGGTTAGATTTTCTATACCTAATCTTGGTGCGTATCCTTTAACTACTCATTTAAGATCTAAGGGTGTTGATGATAGATTTGATTTGGGGGATATTGGATTATTGTGTAGTGGTGCTTCTATACCAGGAAGTTCTTTTGCTACTCTTGATGTTAGAGGAGAATATCAAGGTGTCATTGAAAAGATGGCACATACTAGACAATTTACTCAAATTGATTTAGAATTTTATGTTGATAATCAATATAAATCTCTTAGATTCTTAGAGCATTGGATGGAGTATATTTCTGGATCTAGTGCTATAAACCCTCAAGAGAATGCTTATCATTTTAGAATGAGATATCCTGATTATTATAAATCAAATGAAACTAGAATTATAAAGTTTGAAAAGAATCATAGACAGTTTTTAGAGTATAAATTTATTGGATTATTTCCACTAGCATTAAATTCTACAAGAGTTCAATATCAAAATTCAAATGTATTGAAGGCAACTTGTTCTTTCCATTATGATAGATATATTTCTGGTCAAACAACATCATTATCTCAGACACAAGGTAGAGATTTGAATTGGGGTATGGATGAATCTAATATGTATAATTTTAAACCTTATACAAATATGAAAGATGTTTTAAATCCTTTACGTGAAGGAAACGGTGTTCAGTTTGGTTGGCCAGCTCAAGTTCAAGCATCTACAACAAATAATACTGCCACTACTGGTGTTGATAGTGCTAATAGTGGACAACAATTTGCTTCTGAAAATAATTAAAAAACTGGTCTAAATAATTTTACTGAATTGAGCATATTATGCCTTTACCACAGATTTCAACACCTACTTATGAGTTGGTTATACCTTCATCTAAAAAGAAAATAAAATATAGACCTTTTTTAGTAAAAGAAGAAAAGGTTTTAATTCTTGCGATGGAAGGTGAAGATCCAAAAGCAATAGCAAATGCTGTTAAAGATGTTATAGGATCTTGTATACTTTCAAAGGGTATAAGAGTAGAGAAATTATCTACATTTGATATTGAATATATTTTCCTTAATATACGTGGAAAATCTGTTGGTGAAGATATTGAGATTATGGTTACATGTCCTGATGATGAAAAAACTCAAGTTCCTGCTGTAATACATTTGGATGAGATTAAAGTCCATATTGATAAGGATCACAGTCAAGATATTAAATTAGATGATGAATATACAATGAAAATGAAGTATCCTTCTTTAAATGAATTTGTGAAAACAAATTTGAGTTCTGGTGGTGATTTAGCTGTTGATGATACTTTTGATTTAATTGCTTCTTGTGTAGATCAAGTATATTCTGAAGAGGAGTCTTGGGCAGCATCT